GCAGTAGCCATTTTAATAATATAAGGACGTTTGTTAGCCTTTCAACAAAAGGCTTAACATAACTATACAATTAATAAGTCTAATCAGCTGGAGCTACTCCATTTGCAAACCCAGACCATGCCAAGCCTATTGCTTCTATCGTTGATGTTTCTGTTGCTTTGTAAGGTAAATGTACAACATCTCCTGCGTGATAAGTAGCTGGTTGTCCACTAATTTGTACTTCGCTATCTCCAAACTTTCTTACAGTTCTTTGTTCTTCAGAATAGATAAAATTCGTATCAACAATATCACCAAATTTAGGTTCAGTCATGTCGTAGGAGTTCCTCCTTGTGCTGGTGTATATGCTCTTCCAGCTTTATCATACATAGTAAAGTTTTGTAGCTTTACAAAAGTAGAAGGAATATTAAATAACTTTTGCATCATTTGAATCATCATTGGTGATTGACAGTTGAAAGGAGGAATATCCATATAAGACAATCCATATCTATTGATATTGGCAGCAGCTCCTTGTTGATCTTTTTCAACTTTATCTACAAGATTTTGTTCCCATTCAACAATGTCTCTAATCTCAACAGGAATATCAGATGGTTCAGGAGGAAAAACTCCTTCTTCATATTTCATAGAATAGATATGTTTACAATATCTAAACTCATCAAGAGTAGGACTCCATCTATCAGTTAAAGATGTAATAACATTATTTTTTGCTTTGTAGTCTTCAAAGTCAGGTAAGCCTTCAGATCTTGCACCTGGAAGAGAAGGATCAGCTCCACTTCTTAGATATACTCCACCAAAGTCGCTAAATACACCTGGATTATCTCTAGTTGCTCCAATTTTTGTACTACTTGTTGCAGCTGTAGTTGGAGGTATTTCATATTCAACAGTAGGTGCAACAATTTCTAATTGCCTATTAGTTAAAGCATTAGTCATTGCTTGGTTAGCAACTTTACCTGCTTCGGTCATAACTTCGTAACGTCCAGGTTTTAGTGTTGCTACTCCTGTTTTTGGAAATCTTGGACCTGACCTTTGCCCCAAGGATGATACATAAGCGTATTGACGACGAGTAAAATCCTGACAAGTGCAATAGTATCGAGTACCTGTCATAAAATAACGACCCACATTTGGAGGTCGTGTTGCTGGCGTAACTAATACTTGGTCAGGAGTTGCTTCTACAGAACCACGTTTTCTAAGTTTTAATAATCCTGTATTTTGATTCACATCAACTAATACAGCTTGTACGTAGCCATATCGAGTTTGTGTATTTGGGTTAATTGTTCCTCTATTAATTGGAACTCCTTCGGGTTCTATAATACGATCTTCTATTACCTCACCATTTGTAGGTTTAATACCATCTGTACCAGCTATAGGAATAAATAAAGGAGCTGGAAGTTGATTTGTTGAACTCCATGTTCCTGCTAACTGTACATACCAAAATTCATTATCTTCTGTTACTGAAGCTATAGATGCAGCAGTTCCACCTGAGTCTTTAACATTATCAAAACGAAGACTACCTGCTACACGTACACCTGCCCAATGACAACCTAGTTCTTTATTCTTAGTAGGAAAACCTCTAAAGATACCTGGAATAGCAGGAGCGTTTCCAGAGGCTCCAGGAACGCCTGTAGGAAGCGGAATACGATACTTAAAGGGATAATCAAATGAGTTGTGATATAACGACGCTGTAGCTAATTCAAAACCTCTTCTCCATCTTGCCCAACATGATTCTCTATTAACTGTATATAACGATTCAGGACTACTTCCTCCAAATTCATTTTTAATTGGTGCAAATTTATATTTATCTCCTTTATATTTATTATCAAAAGCAGTAAAGCTTCCAAAACTTTTAGGCATTAGAACAGTCCACCATACCCACCTAAACCTCTTCCACTATATGCATCAACAGTTCTAGGATCTTTCCATCCTTCTACTACACCTTGCCCCATTGTTTTTTTCATTAATTGATCTCCACCAATTAGTGCAATACCTGCAGGACCAGCCATCGTTCCACCTACATTGATAACTGATTGTGCAATAGCAGTTGGATCTCCTTGAGAAGCTTTATTAAGAATCTTCCGATTATGAAATATAGCACCAACTTTTGGCATTAAAACAGAAAGGGCATTACCTAAGAATTGTTGAGGAGTTATTTTAGTATTTCTTAAATCTACTTTTTTACCAGTATTGGGACCTGTTAAAAAATTACTTTGTATTGAACCTGGAATTGGTTCCATTAGAAGAATCCACCTTGAGCAGTTATGTTTGCACCAGCGGCATATCCAGCTCCATTATTTCCTTCTGCATAAACACCAACATATAGACGATCACCACGTTCCAAATAAATACCTCTGTTTCTTACAGGTAATCCTGCTCTTGTATCTCCAGTAGATGAAGCATATGAAGAATGAATACCTGGAGTAGCAAGATGTGGCATTACATCTGAGCAATCACAAACAGCAGTTTCAGCAGGTACTGTTTTAGAGAAAAGAATGTTGTAATCACCAGATGCAGGAATAGGTGTTGTAGTTCCTCTTGTTTGATAGAAAACAAAAGTTACTTCGGGTTGTTTACCACGTACAAGACCTAAATCTGTATAACCAGTTGTTGTAGCTGTATTAGTAAAATCAAAAGCACTAATTAAACCTGTTACAGGAGTTGATCCAATAAATTTGTAATATTTATTACCTGCATTTTTAACAGCTGTAACTGCAGATTGCTGAGAATCTTGAGCATAAATAATTTGTCCACTAACAAAAGATGAAGCTGTTCCTGATGTTGTGGAATTTAATACGTAATCATTCCCTCTATATTTATCATTTCTAGTAATTTGTATTGAATCAATTACTCCTCCGTTATTATTATCTTCACTTAAAGCTGCATCCATATCAACAAGGATAGAAGGAGCTTGTCCACCTTGAACAAATAAAGTATTACTTGATTCTTGCCCAACTGTCTGAGTTGTTACTCTAACTGAATCAAATAGTGGACGATCAACTAATAGAGGTTGTTTATTAGTAGAGGTTGATGACACGTTTATTCACACTAATTTTCTTTAATTATAGGCTCTGTTAATGTTTTCTTATAAATTCTTGTTCTGCATCTCTTCCTTCCTTAAGTATATGTTTCTTTTCTGCTATTTCTCTTTTAGTTAATTGATCTTTTAAAACACTACCCCATTGACCTTGACCTGCTAATTGAACTAAAGGCATAACTAAGCTCCAAAATTTCTTTTTGCTGCTAAAAAGTCAGGCGAACCTTTCATTATTGCTTGACTAAATAATGCTTGTGGATTTTTTTGTAAATTTAAAAAATCTTCAAAGGTAGCATCTCCACCTCTTTCTCCTTGAAATAAACGAGAAAAACTTCTATCCATAGCCCATTTATCTGCTGGTCCATATGTTTTACCAGCTGACATATAATCTCCTGGAAGATTAGCAGTAAATACATTTGTATCTGCTGTCCATCCTGTTCCTAAAGTTTGTCCAAAAGTACTCATTATCTCCAGCTCTCCGCTAATACCATTCTAGATCCTACGGCTGTGTCCGCTGGTCCTGGTAGTGCTTGAATAAATTCTGCTCCAGATCTATCGTATCTATATCTCGCTTGTTCGGGATCTTTAAAGTTAGGTACATACAAAATAGCAGCAAGCCTATTTGTTTCATAGAGATAAATATCATCCCAAACTTTTAATGCTTCTTGAGCATTACTAGATTTAATTGTTCTATCAACGTCACCAGCAATACTTTCCAATCTTGTTGATGGAGAAGTTGCTACTTCAGTTTTCTTTTCAGCGGTATCACAACGACCTAATTGAACAGCAATCTTGTCATAGAAAAAAGAATCGGGAACTGTATTCATTGCTTCTTCTAATCTGGCATAATCACCAGCTGGAACAGAAACAGTGAAATAACCCAGGTGATACCTGACCCTACTTTTATCAAAGTCAGATAATTGCACAATACAAATGCTTATTAATTAAGATTATACTCGGATTAAATCAGCTGCTATTACAGAATCCCAATCAACTCTTTTTATTTGTCTTAATTGTTCTAGATTTGCAAATTTTTCACCTGATAGTGACATTTGAAGATCTTTAATTTCACGAGCAGTTTTAAGACCAATTCCTTTAATATGATCAGCAATCATTTGTGCTGTAGCTCCATTTAAATTTAATCTTGTTTCTGGAGGAAAGTCACGAGGTTCTTCTTTTGATGCCTTGTCTTTTATCTGTAATGTTTTTACTTTTTTAGTTCCTTCAGGATCAGTTTCTAACTCATGTTTATAAGCATAAAAAGTGCGACTGTCCTGGTCTTCCACCATGAAACAGTCGCCGTTGTCTAATTCACTTATGATTTTTACTCTTGCACCCGTTTTTTTATGCTTAAAAAGTGTAGTCATTAGGACCAGAATGTTACTTTCTGATCCTAGTTTAACTCAGAATTTAAGAAACAGTACGGTTAGTAAGGTACTGTTCAATGTCGGCATATCCAGGAGCTGCATCTTGTTGCATGTAGCAAACTTCAACAACTATATATCCTTTTTTACCAGCATCAGCATCAGCATCTGATAGATAAACTCCATCCACAGCTGAAGTAGCATTAGCACCATCTTTGGTGAATACTTTCCAGGTTGTGTCTGCTACTGCTTTGTATGTAGTGGTATCAGGTTTTAATGCACCACCAGCGTTCAAACCACTTGCGTAGTAGATAGGAGCTGTACTTACATTTTCTGTTCCACCAGCAAAGAAGATAGCGTTTGCACCACCATCACCAGTTCCATCAACAGTAGAAGCAATGTTTGCCTGAGCACATGCTTCTGCAATCAATGTATTGTTTGTTGGGTTTCCACCGTTACTACGTCCGAAGGAAATAACGTTTCCAGTATCTGTATAGACACCAGATGCAACACGTCCATCATCCCAACCAGATGCTACAGAAGCAGCAGCACGATAAACAAAAGCAGGGCTACCAGCAGAAGCTGAAACAACCATGCCTGTGATGTCTGTACGTGTATCGTCGTTTCTGTATGGTGAAGGGACAATAACTTCTGAGTTATTCCACTTAGCACCAACTTTACCAGTAACTTCGGCATAACCACGGTTTTGGAAATACTTCCATCCTGGTACAGCTAAAACGGCAGTAGGACCACCCGCAGATGAATCGTTTGTGTCGTTATCAGTTGTATCAATATTTTTATACCAACCGTTTAGAGGCTCTGCCCAGTTTCCTGGAAAGATTTTCTTAGAAGACAAATAGGCCATTTATTTCTCCAAAATTGTATCGTTATTTATTAAACAGTGTGAGATTTATGCGTCTGGTACGAAGCTAAATCCTGTAGTTACGAAATCTTTATTAAGGATCTCAAACCCAGCGTACAACTGCCAAATCAGAATTATAAATCTGCTAAAGTCATCATTATTATTAATAAGAACTTGTGCATTAGGTCCACCAATTCCAACACCAATTGCTTGAGGTCCGAAGAAGTATCCTTGAGCAACTTCTCTAGAAGCATATGCACCACCAGCGTTATAGGAGGAAGTGATATTCTTAGTTGGGAAGTTTGTAGATTCGAAGAACTTAACACCTTCAAACTGTACGCCTGTTGGCATTACAGGTTCACCAGCAAGGAAGAAAGCTTGTCCAGCTTGAGGTCCTTGATAGAAACTTGCATTGTTAGGAACCATTGGGTTGCCTAAATACATGCCTTGTCCAGGAGCACCTGCATAACGTGCGATTTCTCTGAAGTCAGAGTCACGACGTAAGTGCATCATGAATGTTGGGTCACATATGCAACGATATAGACCGTCTGCATAAGTAGGAACGTTACGCTTACGTAGATCCTTTACAACACTTAGAAGGTCAGTCTTAACTGAGAACTGTTGCTTCGTATTTGTAATTTCTGTAGCAGAGTATGAAATACGTCCAGAAGCATCCTTAGTTTTTCCATCTGCGAAGTAATATCCACCTTGGCTAGTAGAAGCAGCACCATTGGCTTCTGCTTTAGCTAGTTCATCAATGAATACTCTATCTCTCCAACGTCTGTAGTCATCAAGAAGGGTAAGTGAACCTATGCTCTGATGGAACATATTAAGGTTCCCTGTGTCAAGTAGTAGACGTTGAGCTGTTACAAGAGTTTCTCTTGCAATCTTGAATGTACTTGACTGAGTTGCATCACCAGGATCTGCAGGACCTGTGTACTCTTTTAGTACTACAAGTACCTTTTCCTTAGTGATGTTACGGCTATTGGCAGTACCAATAGTTTGATCAGCTACACGCTCACGGCTGTCCTTTGTACCAGGAGCACCCCAGAACTTGTAACGATCTAGCTGAACAGTTTGTCCAGGCTGGCGAGTGAAGTCGTGTACCACTACTGGTTCGACTGCCATCTCTGCGATATAACCTGGATGCGGTCTGTAAAGCTCGGCCCCTAAAATTTTGGGGAAATCATTATCAATAAACACTTGGTTTTATACCTCCAATGTCTGAAGTTTTAATTAACGGGCGAAAGAGTCAGACATGAGCATGCCTTATCTAACTTTTGATTCTAACAGTCAGTAATTTATTAATTATTCAAACTAATTTATAGCCTTAAATAATAATCAATAAACTCTTAAGTTACTAGAACCGTATGCTTCGGGATCAACAATTGTATTTTGTTCCATCCCTGCAATACCAAGCATATTTCCTATGTTGGCATTACCTCCTCCTATTTGGCCTCCTAAGCCACCTGCGGCTAAACCACCAATTCCTCCTATTGCATAACGTGCTCCTTTGTAATGAGAAGCTTTAGGTGGTCCTGTTTCGGCAAACAAACCATCATATGCAGTATTTGGATTTTTTTGCATGTGTTCTCTAACTACTCTTCGAGTATCTGGTACATTTTTTCTTAATGTAGGCATCCGAGAACCTAATAGTCCTCCTAAAGCTCCTGCTCCCAGAGCTTCTAAGGCCAAGCGACCACCGCCTTCACGTTCCGCTTCTCCAGAAACTATGTTTCCTAAAGTTGCGGCTCCAGCAGTGGCTGCTCCGTACCCTAAGCCTGAATACAAAGGACTTTTACCAGCTTGGTTTAACCATCTTCCTGCTAAATGCAGACCTTGTCTTTGTACTGGCATAGGAATTTACTCCATTACAAAAAGTTTATTTTGCACTGTTTGAGGAGCTGCTTGGTTTAGAACTTTCCACGCATTTTGTGGATCTCTTGCCATTTGCTCATTGAAGTTGCCCCAGAAGTTTTCTGGTTGCTGTGGTGCAGCGGCAGCTGGAGGAGCTGGCATTTGAGTAGCTGGCTGTCCTACTTGCTGTCCTTGAACAGGCTGTGTTGGATAACCTTTAGTTTCTAACTGAGCTTCATTCTCATATACAGGATGAGGACCTTCTGGGCCGAAGAACTTCAAAGTGTAATCACTAAGAACGTCAGGGTTTGTAAGAATTTCGTTATAAGCTAAATTCTCTTGATGCTCATTAGTTGCGAACTGTGCAAATCCTTTAATATTATCTGCTGCTCTATTACCCCATTCAACTGCGTTGTCCAGCATCCCTTCGAGATTTACTGCGTACTGGTTTAGTACCGCTGGTGCCTCGATTCCGAATGCGTCCATCACTTCCCTGCTCTCGTTGCTCATTCCTACCGCTGACTGGATTTGGTCCAGCTGATCCGAGGAGAGACTCGAAGAGGCTTGGGAATAATTGGGCGATGAGATCTGGCTGGGAGGCGAGATCTGCGGAGCCGATTGTGGCGTAGCCTGGACGCTGGGTTGTCCGTAGTTGGCCTGGGTATACTGTGGAGTCGCCGTCTGCGACTGTTGACCCTGGAACGGGGATTGGACTGGTGCGCTCAGAACTCCTACCACCTTGTTGAACGCCGATTCCCAAGGATTCGACTGCGGCTCCGAGGTCGTCGGGGATTGGGGGGCGAACTGAGTAGGGGCTGATTGGTAGCTGGGGGCTGCCTGAGGTACCGCTTGGGGGTAACTCGTACCCACTTGATACGGCACTGGTGCTGTCTGAACCGCCTGTGGAGCTGCTGCTGGAGCTGCCGCCACGTAGCTGTTCGGTGCGACGGCTGCTGGTGCTTGGCTCGTCGGTTGGGTCGATTGGACGGTAGCGTCCTGCATAACTCATCTCCTTTTGAAGCGCCTCGAGTGTTCGATACAGATATGGTGTCAGATCGAGACGGGGATCTGCTGCCATAGGTAAATCGGGTGATTGTGGGTGAGGAGTCTGCATCATTCCCCCCACTAACTTTGCGAATTGAGAGTATGCACTCTGTAATTCGTTCACCATCCTGAATGGGAAACCCGAAAGCATTGCTGCTCTTTCCTCATCCGTCTTGGACGGAAAGAGATATTTCAGTGCTTCTATGCTATCTACCCCTAATTCTTGTAAATTTCTTACAACAATTGAGTTGTTTAGCGTGTCTT